ATATAGCGGCATAAGGTATTGATATGGTTACTAAAACTAACGAAGCAACGCAAGTTGGCGATACAATAGACCCCAAGCACGAAATCGAAATCGTCTGTGCCAACTGTGGTTACGACCTCGATGAAGCAGAACTTGAAGCAGATACCTGCTCGGACTGCGGAGAAGCTCTGAACCTGAAACAACACACCCGAATCTACGCAACTTCTGTGCCCGCTGCAACAGGGGAAGCCTCTCTTTAAGTGAGAAAATTCTATGGCTACGTATAACAATGACCTTCGGCTAAAGGAAATTGCCACAGGCGATGAGAGTGGCACTTGGGGCACGTCCACCAATACCAACCTATCCCTGATTGCGGACGGTTTTAGTTACGGCACCAAGGCCTTTGCTGCAGACGCCGATGAAACTTTTACCATGCCGGACTTTTCAGCGGATGCCACTCGTTCGCTTTATCTAAAGTTTACCGGCACATTGACTGCAACGCGCACAGCCACACTGGGGCCAAATACTGTCAGTAAAGTGTGGATAATTGAGAATGCTACTACGGGCAGCCAGAGTATCACTATTGCCCAAGGCAGCGGCGGAACCGTAACTATACCAAGCGGTCAAGTGAAGGCCGTATATACCGATGGCGCAGGCGCAAGCGCTGCCGTTACAGACGCTCTTGTGGACTTAGCGCTAAACACTCCGGTGCTTACTTCACCGACCATGACCGCCCCTGTGCTGGGAACCCCGGCCAGCGGCACGCTGACAAACGCCACAGGACTGCCCATTTCAACCGGGGTAAGTGGGCTAGGCTCTGGGATGGCGACCTTTTTAGCCACTCCGTCCTCTGCAAATCTTAGGGCAACCCTCACTGATGAGACAGGCTCCGGCGCAGCCGTATTTGCCACCAGTCCCACGCTGGTTACCCCTGCTTTGGGTACGCCATCCTCCGTCACATTGACTAACGCTACTGGTTTGCCGATTTCCACCGGTGTTAGCGGATTAGGCACTGGCGTGGCTACATTTCTTGCCACACCTTCTTCTGCCAATTTAGCGGCTGCAGTCACAGGTGAAACAGGGTCAGGTGCTTTGGTTTTTGCTACTAGCCCGACGTTGACCACGCCCAATCTTGGTACTCCCTCTGCAGCCACCTTAACGAATGCTACAGGTCTTCCTCTTTCCAGCGGCGTTACGGGAACCCTAGCGCTCAGTAACGGAGGAACAGGGGCTTCTCTCTCTGACCCCAACGCTGACCGAATCTTGTTCTGGGATGATTCCGCTGGGGCAGTGACATGGCTGACCGCAAGCACAGGCCTTTCTCTGTCGGGCACATCTCTCACAAATAGTGATCTCGGAAGCTCGCAGAGTATTTTTAAAAACATAGCCGTATCTGGCCAAACAACCGTTGTTGCAGATAGCAATGACGACACTTTGACTTTTGTTGCCGGTACTGGAGTAACCATTACCACAAATGCGACAACCGATTCCGTGACAATCAGTGCCACGGGGACCGGGGGCACCGTAACTTCTGTCTCCGGCACTGGCACTAAAAATGGCCTCACGTTGTCTGGGACAGTCACCAGCAGCGGCAACATAACTCTCGGCGGCACACTGGCTATTAACAATTCTGACTGGTCTGGAACCGATCTTTCCTTGGCAAACGGCGGAACAGGAGCTTCTCTGGCCGACCCCAATGCTGATCGCATATTTTTCTGGGACGATTCTGCTGGAACCACCACGTGGCTAACCGTTGGCTCAGGACTTCAAATCAATGGCACGTCGCTGGAAAACACTCAATCTGGCGGTTCAGTTACTAGCGTGGGAACTTCCGGCACTGTCAATGGCATCACGCTCACTGGTGGCACGATTACCACTGCTGGGACAATCACGCTTGGCGGCACACTAGCAATTAGTAATGCTGACTGGTCAGGTGCGGATTTGTCATTAGCAAATGGTGGAACTGGCGCGTCGCTTGCCGATCCAAACGCTGACAGGATTATGTTCTGGGACGATTCAGCGGGAGCAGTGACTTGGCTTGAAGTTGGGTCCGGTTTATCGCTTTCAGGCACTACACTTACTGCTACGGGAGGAGGAGGCAGTGGCACTGTCACCTCTGTTGCCACGTCAGGTTCCGTGAATGGACTCACATTGACTGGGGGACCAATCACCACAACGGGGACGGTTACTCTCGGAGGCACATTAGCCATAAGTAATAGTGATTGGTCTGGTGCTGATCTTTCACTTGCAAATGGCGGTACTGGAACTTCTTTGACTGCGCCGACATCAGACAAGATCATGTTCTGGGACAATTCAGCGGGCGCAATGGAGTTCCTGACCGTTGGTACAACAATGGCGATTACCGGAACCACGATTGATGTGTCTTCGGTTAATTTAGCGTCCCAAGTAACAGGAACATTGCCTACCACCAACGGTGGCACAGGCATAACTTCTCTTGGTGCTGGCGTCGCGACGTGGTTAGGAACACCCTCTTCGGCAAATCTCCTTGCCGCTGTGACAGACGAGACAGGTACTGGTGCGCTTGTTTTTGCAACTAGCCCTATTCTTACCACGCCTAATTTGGGCACGCCCAGCTATGCAACATTGACCAACGCAACGGGCTTGCCCATCTCTACTGGGGTTAGCGGCTTAGGCACTGGCGTAGCCACATTCCTCGCCACGCCTTCGTCAGCCAACCTTGCAGCAGCGGTTACCGGAGAGACAGGTTCTGGGGCGTTGGTTTTTGGTACTGGCCCAACTCTCACTAGCGCTGTTTTGTCCGCAGTAACTTTGAATGACGGCGTTACAGAAGAATATTATGCATTGGGGTCTACCGAAGATAACTTGGACCCGGCCAACGGCTCTATTCAAACAAAGACGCTTAATCAAAATAAGATACTTACGGCTACGGGTTTTGATTCAGGACAATCCATGACCTTGATGTTAAGTGGCGGCACTACTTACACCGTGACTTGGCCCACCATGACGTGGGTAAGTTCAGCAGGTAACACGGCGCCTACACTGACAGCAAACGACACTATCGTACTGTGGAAGATCGGCTCTACCCTTTACGGTGCCTACGCGGGGAGCTACGCATAATGTTAGCTAGAAACTTAATTGCAGCAGCAGGTAACGCTGGTTCTCCAGAAGGACAGCAGGCATATACTACTTATGGCACTTATTCATGGGTAGCTCCAGCGGGAGTTACTTCTGTTTGTGTAGTTTGTGTTGGCGGCGGTGGCGCAGGAGAGGGCTTCCAGTTTTACGGAGGTAAAGGTGGTGGAGGTGGTGGTTTAGGCTACAAGAACAACATCTCAGTCACTCCGGGAAGCTCATATACTGTAGTTGTAGGTAAAGCTGGTGACCCGTCAGTAGGCAGTTTGTATGATAGTGGCGGTGATTCTTACTTTATAAGCACTGCGACCGTAAAGGGCGGGGGGGCTTTGGGTGGCTATAGTGGTTCTACTGGTGGTAGTTATACAGGTGATGGCGGTGGAAACGGTGGCACTGGCGGTCTTTACCCGGATGGTGGTTATGCTGGTTGCGGCGGCGGGGCAGGCGGTTATTCTGGAAACGGAGGCGCTGGAGGCAGCCAAAACGGAACATCCGGTTCAGGTGGCTCTGGTGGCGGAGGTGGTGGCGCAACATGGTATGGCGGTGGTGCAGGTGGTGGCGGTGTAGGAATACTTGGAGAAGGTTCTTCTGGTTCTGCGTCAACCTCTGGTGGTGGCGGAGGCTCGGGTGGAACTGCCGGAACGGGTGCAACTGGCCCCGGAGGGTCTGGTGGAGTCTATGGTGGTGGAGCTTCTGGTAATTATAATGGCGGAGGTGGCGGTAATGATTATGGTGGTTTTGGGGGCAAAGGTGCAGTCAGGATCATATGGGGGTCAGGAAGGTCGTTCCCGTCAACTAATACTGGAGATGTGTAAATGACTTTATTTATTAAATTAGAAGAAAACAGACCTGTTGGTCATGCTATTGTAGAGGACAACTTTCGGCAGTTATTCCCGAACACGTCATTTCCAAGATTTTATACAGCAGAAGTCGTGGAGCCGTTTGGGTATGGAATCTATGATTTTTCCAATATGCCACAGGCCACTGGATACACCAAATATATCGAAGTCGAGCCTGTAAAGAATGAATCTGGAATATGGATTCAGACTTGGCAGCTTGTTGATATGACGGACGAGGAAAAACAGGAGCATGACTCAAAGATTGCTAACCAAGTTCGTTTAGAACGAAATACAAGGCTTTTCAAAACAGATTATCTGGCCCTTACAGATTCAACTCTGACCGTAGAAATGGCGGCTTACCGACAGGCTTTGCGGGATGTTCCCGCACAAGATGGCTTCCCACATAGTGTGGTGTGGCCGACTAAACCATAACCAACGAAGGTATATCCGATGACATCAGAAAATAAAGCGTCAAAGATTACCATCGACGGTATCGAATACGATATTGAGTCGATGACCGACCAACAGAAGGCTATGCTTAACCATATTAACGATTTGGACCGCAAGATGGGTACCACCCAATTCAATCTGGACCAGTTGTCGGTAGGGCGGCAGGCGTTCATTAACATGTTGAAAGAGTCGCTTACATCGACTGAGGAAGCGTAAAAATGGCTATTACATACACTTGGTCAGTCACAGATATGAAGGCCCGAAATGAAACTATCGACGGTGTTACCTACGACAATACCGTAATTCAAACCTTCTGGACCAAAACCGGTACTGACGAGAACGGTAATACTGGCATGTTCGCCGGAGCAACTCCCTTCACCTACAGTGGTACAGGCACGTTTACTCCTTACGAGGACTTAACGGAAGAGCAGGTACTGGGGTGGATTCAGGCTGAAGTAGTTGGAAGATACGCAGAGCATGTAGACGCGCAAATACAAAAACAGATCGACGAGAAAGCAAACCCAATCAATGACCCCGGGCTGCCTTGGGCACCTGCACCGGAACCTGAACCAACGCCCTGACCTTAGTCAGTAATTTTTTGTAGAGCGAGGTAGTATGACATGGACCCAGTTACAATTGCCGCCTGTATACAGGGCGCTACCAAAGCCTACAACCTAGTGGCTAAAGCAGTAAACGCTGGTCGAGAAATAGAAGACACGGCTAGTTATATCGGTAAGTTTTTTGACCACAAGGAACGAATAAACGAAATTGAAGCAGAAGTGCAGTACGGCCCCAAGCTGTTCAGGGGCCAGTCTGTTGAAGCGCAGGCGCTAGAAATCCAAATGGCAAAGAAGAAAACCGCCGACATGGAAACGTCTTTACGAGAGCTTTGTTATTACACAGTCGGTAAAGACTTTTACGACGAGATGATGCAAGAGCGAAGAAAGATACGTCAACGTAGATTGGAACAAGCTAAAGCAAGGGCAGCAAGAAAGAAACTATTCATTGATGGTGGAATTATTGTAAGCCTGTTTGCTGCGTTAATTGGTGTAATTATATTCGGTGTTAATTTGGCTCGGAGCTGATGTGATGGAAATGGACGGCCAAGCAGTACTTAACTTTTCTTTTATAACAGTCTCTTTTTTGGGGGGCTGGCTAGTCAGCCGTATATTTACCACGCTGGATACACTAGCGAATGACATGAAACTAATCCCCGAAAAGTACGTGTCAAAAGATGATTACCGCGAGGATATAAGAGAAGTAAAAGAACTTCTTGGTGCAATTTTTAAACGGTTAGAAAATAAAGCAGATAAGTAACGAGGAGCGTAAGATGAATCCATTTAAAAAGATCGGTGCCCCCTGCTGGAAATTTGTGCAAAACTGCACGCACGAGCAACTCGGAATCACTGTTAGCTGCATCGTGATACTGATGGTCATACTGGCGGTGCTGTGATGAAATTCGGCGCTCTTAAAAAAATTGTAGGGGGTATCGCTCCAACACTAGGCGCTACCCTTGGTGGTCCGCTTGGCGGCGCTGCGGGGAAAGTTATTGCTGAAGTATTAGGTTGCGAGCCTACGCCTGATGCGATTGAAAAACGTATGCAGACAGCCACAGCCGAAGACTTGTTCAAGATAAAAGAAGCTGAACTAAAGTACGCCGCTAAGATGAAAGAACTCGGCGTAGACATGTTTGAGCTTGAGACAAAAGACAAGCAGGACGCAAGAGCGCATTTCTCTAGTGACTGGACAGCCCGAGCTATCGGCCTTCTTAGTTTGACCGGATTCCTCGGCTATATATTTCTAGTCACTTTGCTACCGCCCGATCAGAACTCGGACACCATAGTATCACTCGTACTTGGGTATTTAGGGGGTACAGTGAGTGCGGTCATAAGTTTCTATTTCGGCGCAAGTCAGAGTCAACAGAATGGAAAAGATAGTTAAAATGCTTCGGCTTCACGAAGGTGAAGTAAAGACAAACGGTAGACACTTGGCGTACCGATGCCCCGCTGGTATGTGGACAATCGGGATTGGCCGAAACATAGATATAAACGGCGGAATAGGTTTGTCAGAGGATGAAGTTGATTACTTGCTGACAAACGACGTTAATCGCGTAGTTAAAGAGCTAGGGGGAGCCTTTCCTTGGTTCAGTGATCTGGACGAAGTACGAAGAGACGCTTTGATCGACATTTGTTTTAACATTGGCCTACCGCGTTTGCAGGGTTTTCAAAAGGCGTTGACGGCTATGGCAGAAGGTAACTATGAAGCTGCTAGCACCGAATTCCTTAATTCCCGCTGGGCGGAGCAAGTTGGAAAACGAAGCCAACATATAGCTGACATGATTAAAACTGGTAAATATCCCCATGAGTTTATTTAAGCTTACTTTAAAGCCCGGCATTGACAAACAGAACACTGAATACGGTGCTGAAGGCGGCTGGATTGATGGTGACAATGTCCGTTTTCGCTACGGCTTGCCAGAAAAAATCGGAGGGTGGACTTACTTTGAAAGTTCGCAAAGCTACCTCGTCGGTAATGTCAGCGAGGCGTTTTCGTGGGAGTCGCTGATAGGCGTTCCCTATTTTGTTGTCGGCACAAACAGAAAAGTTTACGTGAATACAGGAGCCTTTTGGTACGACATCACTCCTCTCCGTGCAACGACCAGCGCGGGTGATGTCACCTTCACCGCCTATGCCGACTCTTTAACCATATTTGTGACTGACACGGCCCACGGCGCAGAAGAAGGTGACTTTGTAACATTTTCAGGAGCGTCGTCACTCGGGGGTCAAATAACTGCAGCCATTCTGAACAGCGAATGGCAGATCACTAGCATTGTTAATGACAACACCTACACTATTACTTCTCCTGTTGCGGCGAATGCAAGTGACACCGGGAATGGCGGCGCATCTGTTGTCGGTGCGTACCAGATATCTGTGGGATCGGATGTCAGCTTTTACGACTACGGATTCGGTACCGGGACATGGGGCGCTGCGGCATGGGGAGTCCCGCGCCCCGATACACTGGTGCTTAGTCTATTGTCCAGAACGTGGGTGTTTGACAACTACGGCGAAGATTTGATTCTCCAACTGGTAGACGGTCCCATTTATACATGGAGCCCGACCAATGACGGCGTTTCAGTGAGAGCATCAGCTATTGCTGGCGCGCCTACCAAGAGCACTTATGCGCTTATTTCAAGCCCTGATAGGCATCTGGTTTGCTTTGGGACAGAGACAACAGTCGGTGATCCAACCACTCAAGACCCGATGTTCGTTCGTTTCTCCAATCAAGAAGATATCAATACCTTCACAGAGAGCGTCACAAACACCGCTGGTGGTCAACGCCTTTCTGACGGCAGCTACATTGTTTCAGCAATCAGGTCTCGCGGGCAGATTTTAATCTTCACAGACACCTCTTTGCACGGACAGCAGTATATTGGTCCTCCCTATACCTTCGGCTTCCAGCAACTAGCGGCCAACTGCGGCTGCGCTGGCCCCCATGCTGCAGTTGACGTGAACGGCCTTGCGTTCTGGATGGGAATTGACGCCTTCTTCGTTTTTGACGGCACGGTAAAGAAGATGGCTTGTACGGTTCAGGACTACGTGTTCAAAGACATCAATCTGGTTCAGCGCACAAAGTTTTACGCAGGAATCAACTCAGATTTTAATGAGGTCACGTGGTACTATTGCAGCTACACCAGCGATTATATAGATCGCTGTGTGACGTTTAATTATCTTGAAAATGTCTGGAGCATTGGCTCTCTGGCACGGACAGCGTGGCAAGACATCGGCGTTTATACGAAGCCAGCGGCCTCGCAGTATTTACCAACCAGCACTGCGTCCACAATCTCAACCATCTATGGTCTCACCGCAGGCCGATCTTTAGTCTATAACCAAGAAGACGGCGTAAACAAAGCAGACGGAAGTGCCATTGTCGCTAACATAGAGTCTGGTTACTTTGATATTGGCGACGGCGATAACATGTTGATGATGCGTCGATTTATCCCTGACTTCAAAGATCAGCAGGGCAATGTGATCGTAAACTTGTATCTCAGGCCCTACCCGCAGGCGACCGCCAGCCCCAGTTCCCTTGACCCCTATACGGTCACGCCGACAACTCAAAAGGTGGACACAAGGGCCCGTGGGCGACAAATCGCGGTTAAACTAAATAGCACCGATGTAGACACGTGGTGGCGATACGGCACCTTGCGCGTTGACATT